TATACAACCCAGCAGCTTTACCTCGCGCAACTTCTGCATTAACTGCAGCCGACCAAGCTTTCTTATCTCTAGCTTCATCTCTAAGTTTACCTAATTCTGCAATATGATTTCCAAATGTAACTTCATATTGTTTTTGCCATTCTTCTCTTAACTCACCAATGTATTGAACCACTAATGGATATTTTTTTGGATTTTGTAATACACTAGCTGCTTGTCTTGCTGAGTCTTTTGCGTAACCTGCTTCTATTGCACATTGAGTAGCAGTCTTTCTGCCTTGCTCTGCAACAAGTAAGTTAGCAAATTTAATTTGCTGGCTAGTTAATTTTTTTGGTAATCCCATTATAATTTTTCTTTTAATGAATCTAAATATTCTTGATCATCTTTATCTAATTCTTTGGGTGTATCTTTTTTACCAAATATTTCTTGCCAACGTTTAGAATATATATCGTTAGTTGGTCTTGATCTTCCGTCGTATTGTCTACCTTTTTCTTTTGTCATTTTGTCACATTCTCCTGTTATTGACATTTAACACAACAATTGTATAAACACAATAGATGTTGGGTCAGATAACAATTAAACAAATGTATTCTGGTTCGCCCAACATTTATTTGATTTGGTTATAAACATTGTGGCGTTCGGCTTACGAAGCAGTTTTTACTCTTATTGTACTGTGGATACTGGGGCGCCATAAAAAGACAGAAATTATGCAAGGCAAGTTATTAAGACAAGTTTTAGATAAGATGATGAAGCATGGCAGTGCTCAAAATGCTAGAGTTCAAGTTTGTTTACCTGATGGTAAATTTTATGACATTTCCTCTTTACAACTTATGGAAAATAAATTAATAGGCGTGAGAGAGTCACACCGATTGGTTTTTACAGTTCAAGCTGAGACATGGAGCATGGGTAAGGTTTTGAAGAAAATTGGATAGCCTGTTAGTGCGAATTCCACATGAAACCAGAAACAAAATTCTATGCAAAAGTTAAAGAAAATTTTAAACAATTTAGCCTCATTCGACTGGAGAATCTTAGCGTTCCCGGCACTCCTGATCTATTGGTCTGTAATAATTCTGGGCACTTTTTCACTATAGAATTAAAAGTCACAAAAACTAACAAGATCAAATTCTCACCACATCAAATTGGTTTCCATATACGTCATCCACGTAATACTTTTATCTTAGTTCTGGATGCCTCTCTTAACGTTCCAAAACTTTATGAAGGAAAAGAAATCCGGAACCTGGTAGCCGGAGGCCTGAAGCTTGAGCCTAAAGTATCCGGGTTCAAAGAAATTGAAAATTTTTTAAATACGCTTGACGCTTGATGCTTGAGCCTTGCTGCTTGACGCTTGATGCTTGTGCTTCACTTTACCACTGCGACAATTTGACGCAGCTTGTGGCTTGACGCTTGATGCTTGTGGCTTGACGCTTGACGCTTGATCCTCAGCTTCAGGATCCAGGGGCTCCGGATTATTTTTTCTTAAATTTTTGTAATAGTTTGGATGTTTGAATTCGAACATTATAAATCATGAAGCTTGAGTGCTTCCCTTATCATATCAGCAAGCCAGTACTCATCGCAGTGCGGGTTGTCCTCGTTTGCTTTTAATATATTTTGAATCTCTTCAATAAACTCTTCTTTTCTAGTGTTTTCCATATACAACCACCTTTACTTTAGAATCCCAACAAGCCCGACAATCTCCGCACTCGTTGTCTTGATCAGGAGCCGGACAAGTTCGCGTTGTTGTGCTCACCGTTGATGTATTGGGCCATGAAGCCGGAGCCTCCTGGTCAACCATCGTTGCTGAAAATCTAACAACTAGATTATCCGGTTTTAAATGCATATACTTTTTGGTCCATGCTTCACGCGTTGGCATCCAGTGTTTTTTTGTAGGTGTTAACTTACACACTTCAAAAATTTTTAAAAGATGCGCTTCGTCTTGAACGTCGCCGCTATCGTGCCATCTAAAAACATCAGGCTTTTTTGAATTAATTAACAGGGCCATTGCTTCAACCCAATACGGGTTGGCAATCGCTGCCAAACGTCTATATTGAGCCGCTTGCACAACTTTAAAAACATAGCAGCCTTTTAAAGCATAGCAGCCCTCACAGACTGAACCTTTTATATCAACTAATTTAGAACCGGTTTTGCATTCTTTGGCAGGTAAACCAATTGACCAACCCGGCATTTTTGAGGGCTTACTAAGTCCACCGACCAGGGCCCAAGCTTCTTGTGTATTCATGTTACTTTCTCCTATCGTTAATTTAATTAATGATAAACTATTTTAATTTTAAATTCACTTGTCAACATTGTCGCATTGCAAATTGTCTCTGCGACAAAATGTCGCAGCTTGTGGCTTCTCTCTTGCTCGCTTCGCTCGCTTGTTGCTTATGCCCCACACAACCCTGTGGGGCTTGGGGAATGTTTTGATTTTTTTAAAGAGCAGTAAACATACAACAAGGCCCTTGATAAGATTACAATGCTTATCTCATTAACAACATAATATTTAAGTCCAGAAGTTATGGACTCACAGTATTTTAGCTGCGACAAAATGTCGCACACAGGATTTCTGTATCACCTTGATCAGTTAAGTTTATAATAAACTTACTGGATCCTAACTCAACTGATCCCAGGTCCTATCGGCTGAAGTCATTTTGGTTCAGCTTTCCCCCGCATAAGCAGATAAAGGATAAGACCAGGGATCAGCACCCAGAGTACCACCATGAAAGACATCTCGTACTTTTTGCCCTACTGGACTGGGTGTTGATCTTATCGGCGCCACTCATAACTCGATAGCTTTCGCATTCAGTCAGCATGGCGCTGATAATCATAAGATACCATAGCTGAAATTTTATATCTACGCGCAAACTGTCGCACCCTGGAGCCGGGTTCCAGGAGCCAGAATCCTGTCAATTCAACAAAGTGACGCGCGACAATTTGTCGCAGGCAGGTGCGACAATATTGACAATGGTCCCAGGTCCTGGAATCTGGTATCATGGGGCATGTCAAAAATAATAGGAGGAAAAATGACAATAGGACAGAAAGTAAAAAAGGCTAGAAAAATATTTGCATGGGTTATGGTATATGCTCCACATGATGGAGAATATATCGAAGTTAAAAAAAGTCATGTAAGAGAAATTTTAATGAAGCAGAGCGGCACAATAGATGATGAAGTTTTTAAGTATGATCATGATTTTAATTTTTTATACATTAACTAGAGGAGGGCAGCAAATGAGATACAAAGGACATTTTATTAAATTAGTTCCAAAGAGATCGCAAAATCTTTGGGTATTAGAAATAGAAAAAGGTGATTACTGTAGCACTTACACAGTTGAAAACAATCAAACCTTATACAAGGTGCAAGAATTTGCATGCAATCAAATTGATAAATTGATTGCTGAAGAGGTGCGACAATAATGCCAATGGTCTTTGGTTCCGGGTTCTGGTATCATGGGTCTATTAACAGATAGGAGAAATATGAATAATATAACTAATACATGTACTGAATGCGGTGAAGACGCTAAGTATGATGAATGGTCAAACTATGAAAAAAGAGTTTGTATCAACTGCGGTTCAGATAATCAGGAGGACACAGATGAGAACTAAAACAATTGAGTACAAAGGCAAAAAAATAAAGCTACCGTTCGCGGTAGCTTTGTCAGATGAGCCAACATCATTAACAACTATTAATAACAGATTTGGCGGCGAGAGTTGCGAGCTCCCAGAATTTGCGGCGGCTGTTTATGATGTGATTATTGGAAGTGAAGTATTTAAACAATGGGACAGTCACCGTAAAGGTCTTGATTGGTTTATAAAATACTTTCCCAAAGAATACGGAGTTTTACTAGATTAACTATCCTCCTAGTGGTTAATATATCGCATGCGGCAAAATGTCGCATGCGACAAAATGTCGCAGGGTATGGCACACCGGCGGCCTGCGGCCGCTCGGCAAGCCGCTTCGAGGCTTGATTAAATTGGATAGAGGTACCAGACCGTTTCTAAAATTTGAACTTTCTTAAAATGATGATATACGTATACACAAAAAGGGATCCTAATAGTTTAGGTTTATACAAGGATTTAGATATTCATAGACCTAAATTACTTTTTGGTTCTCAAAACACATCTGAAAAAATTTTGCAAAATTTTTTTTCGAATGCACTTTTATGGATATAGATAAATTAAAGAAATTTGAAAAGTTACCACCTGATGTAAAGAGAGAATTAGCTTTAGTAATGGCTAAGTGGAAAGATAAGAAAAAAGAATCTCAAATTAGAAATGACTTCATGGCTTTTGTTAAACATGTATGGCCTGATTTTGTAGAAGGTAGACACCATAAAGAAGTTGCAGAAAAATTTAATCAGATTGCAGAAGGTAAAACAAAACGTGTTATTATCAATATGGCACCTAGACATACTAAATCTGAATTTGCATCTTACTTACTTCCTGCATGGATGGTAGGTAGAAATCCAAAATTAAAAATTATTCAATCTACTAACACAACTGAGCTCTCTGTACGATTTGGTCGTAAAGCAAAACAACTTATGGATACACCAGAATACAAACAAGTATTTAAAACAAGACTAAAAGAAGATTCTCAAGCTGCTGGTAAATGGGAAACACAACAAGGTGGTGAATACTACGCTGCTGGTGTTGGATCTGCAATTACTGGAAGGGGTGCTGATCTATTAATTATTGATGACCCACATACTGAACAAGATGCAATGAATGCACAAGCTTTAGATAGAACTTATGAATGGTACACATCAGGACCTAGACAACGTCTTCAACCTGGAGGAACGATTATTATTGTAATGACAAGATGGAATGAAAAAGATCTTGCAGGTAGATTAATCAAAGCACAAAAAGAACCTAAAGCAGATCAATGGGAAGTAATTCAATTTC